TCAATTTCTATACAAATATTCTTAGATGGAATATGAATGTCAACTTCTTTTCTACCTAGAATTTTATCATTGCGTTCATGATAAACACCCAAATCAGTTAGAAATCTAGACAGTTCAACCTCATATAATGAATAATTTGATGTTTGTTTTATCTTAAATCCATGAGATTTACAATATGATATTACTGTACCATAATATACCCCCAATTCGTCTGCAATATCTACTGCAGTTCTATTGTTGATAATATACTCATTATACATCCATTTCTTATCTGTAAGTTTTTCTTGTGTATCAACACTTAAATGATAATTCGTTCTTGTGATAGATAAAATTTTCTTTATTTCTGGTCTTTGAGAATTATATTCATATCCATATTTGTCAAGCATAGTTTGTTTGCGCATTTCATTGGCAGCAATCGCATCCCTTTTAGAATAATGATCGTCAGATCTAACTTTAGTAGAACATCCTATGGAACAAAACCGCCTAAATTCAATACCAGCAACATCTTTATTTCTAAACGTATATTCACCACATACTTCACAAGTTGGTGCTTCTGTTATACCAACAACCATACATTGAATTTTGAATGATAAATTGTGAACTTCTGTGTTAAACCCATATCCATAGTTCACCACCACATCAAGCAAATTATGCTTAATAAGATATTTTTCAGAAGTTCTCTTCGCAGGGATCTTACCGTTTACCATAAATAATTCTTTATAATTCATATCATATCTTTCTATGCTGGTTTATATTACATAGTATATAGAGTCATATAATCAGTGTCAACATATAAATCATAAATACTCCAATGAATATCGGAGAAAACCATGAATGCACTCACAAACAATCCCGGAAATCTGAATTTTCTAGGTCAAGTTGGTTTCAGTTTTAAGATCGGAAGATCACCAAATTTTAACTATTTCATTCAGAAAGTGGATTTTCCCGGCGTAACTCTTACTCCTGCTGAAATGCCAAATCCATTCGTGAAAACTCCGCTTCCCGGAGATCATCTGGATTATGATGACCTAAATATTACTTTCAAACTTGATGAAAATTTAAATGGATATTTTGAATTGTATGATTGGATTAAAGCATTAGGTAAGCCTGAAAATTTCAACGAATCTAAAGTCATATATACTACACCAAGATATGATAAAAATGCAATTTATTCAGATGCTACTTTAGTCATTCTTGATGGAAATATGAATCCGAATATTTCAATTCAGTTTTATGATGTTCTTCCAGTATATCTATCTGGGTTTACATTAGAGACAGATGCTAAGGATATTCAATTTATTACTGCCAGTATGAAATTGGCATATAGAAGTTATGATTATGTTTATGTTAATGGGGAAACAAATAATCCCTATGATGTTTGATATGAGAAAGGTTTATAATGACGCTCGACGAAATCTTCGAAAATTGGTCAAAAGACTCTATTATTGATAAAAATGCACTTGATAATGAATCTTTAGAAATTCCAAAAATCCACTCAAAATATCTAAAGTTCTTTGCCGTAGAGAGATTGACTCTCCAGCGTCTTGAACAAGAATACAAGATATTATTTAAGACAAAGACAGAATATTTTGCTGGTACTTTGGATCTAGATACGATTAAGGAAAATGGATGGGAACCTAATCAGAAGATGATTCTGAAAGGGGATATTGGTATGCATATTGACGCCGATCCTCAAATTCAGAAATTGTCTCTGAAAATTGGTCTCCAGAAAGAGAAGATAAGTACTCTAGATTCTATTCTAAAGTCTTTAGCCAATCGCGGTTTCCAGATAAAAAATTCAATTGATTTTACCAAAATGATGAATGGATTGATATGAGTGATATTCACCTTAAACATTTTAATGAAGTTCATGCCAGAGTAGAATGCGAAGCTGGCCTCTTGATGGAGTTGTCTGATTATCTAACATTCAAAGCAGAAAACTACAAGTTTCATCCAAAATTTAAAGCGCGTTTGTGGGACGGAAATATATCACTTGTAGGAAGAATGAATAGGCTAGTATATAAAGGTCTGGCACAAAGAATAAAAAAATTCTGTGATGAACGAGAGTATTCGTTTTCCTTTGATGATGAGTTTCTATATGAGAATGTTTCCGAACATGAAGTTCTTGATTTTATCAAGACACTAAAACTTCCATTTGAGCCTAGAGATTATCAGATCGATGCTGTTATTAAATGTCTCAGAAGTAATAGAAGAACTCTAGTTAGTCCGACTTCAAGCGGAAAAAGTCTTATTGCATATATTATTACTCAATGGTATAAAAACAAGACTTTAATTATTGTACCAACAATAAATCTGGTGTCTCAGTTGAAATCTGATTTTGAATCTTATGGATATAAAGGCGTTATTCATACATCATTAGATGGAATTTCTAAAGATAATAATATTCCAGCAGATTTATCAATATCAACTTGGCAATCGCTTGAGCATGGCAAACGAGGAATGTCTGCCGAATGGTATGATCAGTTTGATTTAGTTATTGGAGATGAAGTCCACACTTTTAAAGCAACCAGTCTCATAAAAATTCTTGGTAATATGAAAAATACCAAATATAGATTTGGCATGACCGGAACTTTAGATGGGCATCCATTAAATGAAGCCACAATTGAAGGATTGTTTGGAGCTAAGTATAAAACAACAACCACCAAAGAATTAATGAATCGTGGAGATGTAACTAAACTCAAAATCAAATGCATAGTTCTGAAATATCCAGATGAAATTTGTAAGGAATATTCAAAAGGTATATACGATCCTATTACAAAAAAATATAGGAAAAAGACTTATCAAGAAGAAATAGATTTCATCACATCATATCAACCAAGAACCAACTTTATTAAAAATCTAACTCTGTCACTTAAAGGCAATAAACTAGTATTCTTCAGAATGAAAGAACATGGTAAGGATCTTTATGATGCTATAAGTAGTGATACAAAGCATAATGTATTCTATGTTGATGGTGATGTAAAAGGATCTGATAGAGAAAAGATTCGTCATGCTATTGAAGATATACATTATAATATAACTTTACATTTCAATGATGTGAGTAAAACATTCCCGTCAGGAACAAAGGTATTATTATCTGATGGTTCTGTTAAATTAGTAGAAAATATTACATGTGACGACGATATTTCAGATATATGGATATGTGAAAATATAAATATATAAATATACCAGTAGTCATAAGAATATATTTATATGGATTTTATTGAAATTTTTTATAGTGTGTTGGGAACCCCAGATTCTTTAGACAAGTTAATTGAATATATAGATTATTGTATATCTAATAAGACTGAAGAAATAAATGAAATATATTGTGAAAACCACCATATATTACCAAGAAGTATGTTTCCTAACTATATTAATGAAACTTTTAATATAGTTAGATTGCCGTATGCTTCTCACATAGAAGCCCATAAATTATTGGCAATGGCGTATACCATAAAACCATTTACTAGACCATTAAATAATATGGTTCCATCTGATGACATCACTCGAAATCTTCTTTCTACAGCACAAAAAAGATGGTGGAAAGAATTATCTGATGAAGCCAAGAAACTTTTTGGAGACAACATTTCAAAAAAGAAAATTGATAGGTGGAACTCAATGACAGACGAAGAACAGGATTTGATTAGAGATCATTGCAAACAAATGTCGTTAACCAGACATGCTAAGGAAGGTTCTGCAGAAATTTTATCTAATCAAATGAAATTACAATGGCAAGATGAAGATTATAGAAATTATATGATTCAAAAGGTTATAGATAGATATAATGATCCCGAATATTATGAATTCTTTTGTGAAAGAATGCAATATAGATGGGATAATATGCCTGAAGAAGAAAGAGAAAAATTCAGAGATAATATGACTATTGTTAATAGAGATATGAATAAAAGAGAAGATGCCGGTAAAAAAATAAAAGCAAAATGGCAAGATGAAGAATATCTCAAAAACCTAGAAATCGGTAAATCTAATTCCGAAAGAGAACAAAATAGAAGAAAAAATATGGGAAATATACAACTTAAAATTTGGGCAGATCCTATTAAAAAGGCAGAAAGATTAGAAAAAAGAAAAAAGACAAGAAAGGTTTGGTGGAACAATGGAGTAGATGAAATAAAATCTGTAGATGCTCCAAGAGAAAATTGGGTACGAGGTCGAAAGAAACCAAGTAAACCACCTAAAGAAAAATCTTCGCCAAAAAAAGTAAAGTGCCCACACTGCGATGTTATAGGGAACATTTCTCCAATGCATAGGTGGCATTTTGATAATTGTAAGAAAAGGATTAAAGATGAAACCAACTAAGGTAGAAATGGAGGTATGTGACTCGATTCTTATCGGGTCACTTTTGACTGGGTACAACCTCAACCGGTGTGAACATTAAGAAATTACACCATATGATTGCTGCTTCTCCGTCTAAATCTAAGATTAAAGTTCTTCAGTCTATTGGTAGAATGCTTCGTCTACACGAATCAAAAGATGAAGCAATTCTCTATGATATTATAGACAACCTTGAATATAAATCACATAAGAATTTTACTTTGAATCATTTCTTGGAAAGAATTAAGATATATACTCAAGAGAAGTTCTCTTTTAAACTTTACAATGTAGGATTATAATATGGAAACGGTGCTTATCAGACTTACTAATAATGACAGAATTGCTGGAAAACTCATATATCATAATAATTATATGGTTTCTTTATATGCTCCCATGAGCATTAAAAAGGAACAACATATAATGTTGGATGAAGATTCTGATGATCCATCATCTAAAGGATATTATGTTTATACTCCTTATGATCCACTTTCTGATTCAGCTATGGTTGTTTTTGATATCCAACATGTTCTTACTGTAACTATTCCTAAAGACATTATCGAAAAGTTCTATAATGAGGCTTGGGTTAAATACTATCCTAAATATGAAAACTTCAGGAAATCAATGATTGACAGATATGATCTGGAAGATGACTTTCTAGATGATAATGAATTTAATCCAGATAAGCTAAAGGATATGTTCAAAGAGTTTCTAAGTAAACCTAAATCAGATAATAAGTAATATTATTTTCAACCCTATAATAGGAGTATATCATACTTACAAACCATGTCAAGAGAGATTTGGTGTAAAATAAAGTTTATTTTTCTATTCGGCATAGAAGATATGTGTGGTATAGTGTTGTTTAAGGTAAGGAGATATTATGGTAAAGAAAAAGGCTTCTGTTTATTATATTGATAATAAAAGATTTTATCAAGAAATCAAAGATTATATTCACCTTTGCCGAGAAGCAGATGAAAGAGGTGATATTAAGCCAATTATCCCCAACTATATTGGGGAATGTTTTTATAAGATCGCTACAAAATTAGCTAATCGACCAAACTTCTCATCATATTCTTATAAAGATGAAATGATCGGTGATGCCATCGAAAATTCTGTAAATTATGTTTCTACGTTTGATCCAGACAGAGGAAGCAATCCATTTGCATTTTTTACTCAGACTGCTTGGAATGCATTTGTTGCAAGAATCAATAAAGAAAAGAAACAGCAGTATGTTAAATACAAAGGTATGGAGCATATGATTATTCATAACAATAATTTTTCTGCTCAAGTATCAGATGTACCTCACGCCCTTTCATCAGAATTTTATGAGAACACACAAAAGTTCATTGCCTCTTATGAAGAAGGTATTGAAAACGCAAAACTAAAGAAAGAAGCAAAGCTCCAAGAAAAAAGAGGATTGGAGAATTTTATAGAGGATGTATAAACATGTTAAAGTATGATAATGTACCAGTATTAATTAGACAGATGGGTGATAACGCTCTTGATAAAAGCAATCGTCAAGATGTAAGATTTAATTATGTCCAGACAATTAGAAATATCAAAGAATATTGTGATCATATTATTGCGAAATATGAAGGAAGAAAGTGACTAAAATTGCTCTGATTACGGATCAACATTTTGGATCGCGTGGTGATGCAGATGTTATGCACAATCACTTTCAAAGATTTTATGAGAATGTATTTTTTCCTTATTTGAAAGAAAACGATATAGATACTGTAGTGGATTTGGGCGATACTTTTGATAGAAGAAAGTTTATCAACTTTGTTTCATTGAAGCGTTGTCGTGAATATTGGTTTGATCCTATCCGGGAGAACAATATAAATCTGCATTTAATTGTGGGCAATCATTGCACCTCATATAAAAATACAAATGAAGTAAACTCGCCGGATCTACTTCTAGGTGAATATGATATTGGAGTATATTCTTCTCCTACAGAAATAGATATTCGTGGTCATAAAATAGTTATGATGCCATGGATCTGTGATGATAACAGAGAGCAGGCTCTGGACATTATTGAGAAGTCAAATGCTGATATTCTTCTAGGACACCTAGAACTGGATGGATTTGAGATGCACAGAGGACAGCCACATCACGGTGGTATGGAAGCAAATGTATTTTCAAAGTTTCATCTTGTTCTGTCTGGACATTTCCACCACCGATCAACTTCTCGCAACATCACATATCTTGGATGTCCATATGAAATGTCATGGAGCGATTATAATGATCCAAAGGGGTTTCATGTGCTTGATCTTGAAACAAAAGAGTTGACATTTATTGAGAATCCGTATAAACTGTTTCATAAGGTCAAGTATGACGATAATAAGTGGAAAGATTCGGATCAACTGAAGTCTTTCGATTTCTCGTATCTGAAGGATTCTTACGTCAAGGTGATTGTCATCAACAAGACAAATCCTTATTGGTTTGATCTATTTGTTGATAAGATCGAAAAGGAAAATCCTATTCAAGTTCAGGTGGTTGATGATAACTTGAATCTAGATTTGGTTGATGACGAAGATATTCTAGAAAATGTGGATGATACCTTGACTATTCTACATAACTCCATAGATAATATGGCAACAGATGTTGACAAGAAAAGACTTGACAATTTGTTCAAATCACTGTACAGTTCCGCCCTTGATATAGGATAATTATATGACTTTTGCAGAATGGTTCAACGAAATTGAATTGTATAGTCTTCGTGGCGAAAGATTTTACGATGATCTTTATACCTACAAAATGGATGGTATTGATGCTGAACACATAATAAACTGGCTCAAGGCTGCATACGAAGTTGGATATGAACATGCTATGGGAAACTTGTTGGATGATGGTAAGTAATGCTGTTCTTTAGAAAACTTCGTTGGAAAAATCTCCTTAGTACCGGCAACACATTTACAGAGATTGAACTGGATAATTCTCCTACGACTCTGATCATTGGTCAGAATGGCTCAGGTAAGTCAACATTTCTAGATGCACTCTCTTATGTTCTGTTTGGAAAGCCATTCCGAAAAATCAATCGACCTCAACTTCTGAACTCCATAAATCAGAAGAACCTCATGGTTGAGGTTGAGTTCCAGATTGGAACCAAAGAATATCTCATCAAGCGTGGCATGAAGCCAAATGTGTTTGAGATTTGGCAAGACGGAACTCTTCTAAATCAAGATGCTGCGGCTAGAGACTATCAGGATGTTCTAGAAAAAACCATTCTGAAACTGAACCACAAGAGTTTCTGTCAGATTATCATTCTGGGTTCTTCGACCTTTGTTCCTTTTATGCAACTACCAACAGGTCAGCGCAGAGAGATTATTGAGGACCTTCTTGATATTCAGATTTTCTCCAGAATGAATATTCTTCTGAAAGATCGTATTTCACAGAACAAGAACGACATTCAAGAAGTAAAATACCAGATCGATTTGATCAAGGAAAAGATTACTCTACACCGAAATCTAATCAAGAAACTTCAGAAGAATAATGATCAACAAATCGACGATCTGCAAAACAAGATTTTTGCTGCACAAGAAAAGATCAATGATTATGAGGCTCTCATTCAAGAAAAGACGACAGAGGAGATTGCTCTTCGCGATTCTATTTCCGATCAGGAATCAAATAATAAGAAGCGAGAGACAGCAGCTTCTCTCATCAAGAGCCTAAGAGAAAAGATCAAAAAGATAAATGCTGAGATTGCTTTCTATCATGACAATGATAACTGTCCTACTTGCAAGCAAGGCATTGAACACACATTCAAGGACGAGACGATTGAAGGCAAGCGCAAGTCTCTTCGCGAAACGGAAGAGGGACTGAAAACTCTAGAGGCACAGTTTGTAGATATTGATAAGAGGTCTATAGAAATCGGTGCTATTGTGTTGGATATTGCAGCGATACAACGAAAGATTTCTGAGTATAATGGTCATATCTCTAGCGGATATACATATATAAAGGATACAACGAAAGAAATTGAAGACCTCAAGGTCAAGAATGTTGAAGATACCAATGAAACAAATGTCATCGAATCTCTCAAGAAAGAATATATTGAGAAGGAAAAGTTCAGAGAAGAACTATTCAAAGACAAGGGAGTTTTGGATGTCGCTGCTGTTCTGTTGAAGGATGGTGGCATCAAAGCAAAGATCATCAAGCAGTATGTTCCTGTCATCAATAAACTGATCAATAAATATCTAGCTATCATGGAACTACCGATCAGTTTTGAGTTGGATGAGAACTTCAACGAGACTATCAAATCAAGGTTCCGAGACACTTTCTCATACGAATCATTCTCAGAGGGCGAGAAAAAGCGAGTCGATCTTTCCATTCTATTTGCTTGGAGAGCCATCGCTAAGATGAGAAACAGTGCAAATTCAAATATTTTGGTTCTTGATGAAATAATGGATGGTGCGATGGACGGCACAGGTATGGAACAACTAGATATAATAATTCGAACAATCTGTGCTGATACAAATGTGTTCATCATTTCACATAGAGAGAATCTGATAGATAAGTTCAGTAATATAATAAAGTTTGAAAAGGTAAAAGATTTTTCACGAATCTCAGCATAAGGAATAATAATGACAAATTTTGAAAAAGTTAAGCATTTTATGAAGACATTTGGACAAGAATGTCAAGATCAGCCAAAATTTCCCTCTAAGGATGTAGTGGCCCTTCGTTATGAACTAATTCGAGAAGAACTTGAAGAATTGAAGGATGCAATTAAAGATCATGATATTGTAGGAGTTGCCGATGGATTGACCGATATTCTTTATGTAACTTATGGAGCGGGTCTGGCATTTGGTATTGATCTTGATGCATGTTTTGCTGAAGTTCAAAGATCGAATATGACCAAACTTGGTTCTGACGGCAATCCGGTCTATCGCGAAGATGGTAAGATTAAGAAAGGTCCAAATTATGAAAAGCCAAATCTTAAGCTAATTCTAGGGGTAATCTGATGCAACTTGTTGATGGTAATGATCCAATTCTAAAGCAGCCTTGTGAAAAATATAATTTCATCAATCCACAGACTGATCTTGTAGAACTTGTTGACAATATGGTTCGAGTGATGTATGATAATTATGGACTAGGAATATCTGCCAATCAGATTGGGGTTCCACTTCAGATTTTTGTTATGGCGGCAGAGAAGCCGGTTCTAGTGATCAACCCTAAGATTCTAGAATCATCACCAGAATTGGTTGAATTGGAAGAAGGGTGTGTTTCATATCCAAAACACTTTCTAAAGATCAAAAGGCCAATGTGGGTTAAAGTTCGGTATAATTTAGGATCTGGTCAGGCACAAACATTTAGATATGAAGGCATTTCTGCCAGAGTTTTTCAGCACCAGTATGATCTTTTAAATGGTAAAACTATGTGGGATAATGTTTCAAAATTGAAGAGGGATATGCTTCTGAAAAAGATGGAGAAGATGAAGTGAGTGCTTACAAATATTATGAGGAAAATGATGATAGGGAGGAGAAGATGAATCACCACAATACAGTCGGTTTTGACAATGAGCAAACAAAGAAATATGTTCAAGATCTCAATAAGAGATTATTTGACAAGATGGAACGTAGCACACAGGCGGGTTCAGAATCCCATTCTAAAATCAACTATAAATACAACGAGGATAAGATTCTTCAAGAGATTGCCGAATATATCGACGGCACATACGGCGAACATTATTCCAAAGGCAAGATCCAATCAACAGAAATCGCTATTGATCGTGGCAGAGGATTGCACTTCTGTCTAGGTAATGTTGACAAGTATTCAGGTAGATACGGTCAAAAGGGAACTCCTGAAGATTGGCGTAAGGACCTAATGAAAGTCGTTCATTATGGTATCATCACCCTCTTTATCCACGATTTAGAACATAATAAGGAAGATTGATCGCAAGAGATCATAATGGCAATTTTGCAAAAATGGAGAATAAATAAATATGGAAATTAGTGTTTCAATCGAGGAACTTCGGAAGAAGTCTATATTCTGCGGAGTCCCCATGTATGCGGGCCAATGTTTTGGGAACTTCACTAAGTCATCAAATGATCTAACCGCACTAGGTGCCCATTATGGCATCAATATTCGGTTCTACTATCTTTTCAATGAAAGCCTTATCACTCGTGCCCGTGCTTATATTTGTGATGAGTTCCTTCGTTCGGACTGTAGCCATCTGCTATTCATTGACTCTGACATTTCGTTTGATGCAAATGATGTTATTGGTATGCTTGCACTTATGACGGATGAATCCGAATATGATGTTCTGGCTGCTCCATACCCCAAGAAGTGCATTTCGTGGGAAAAGATCAAGCAGGCTTGTGACATGGGTGTAGCCGATCAGGATCCAAATGTTCTAGAAAAGTTTGTTGGTGATTATGTTTTCAATCCAGCAGGTGGCAAGGCATCGATTCGTCTAGACCAACCAGAAGAGGTTCTAGAGTCTGGCACAGGCTTTATGATGATTAGTCGTAAGGCACTCGAAACTTTTGTCGCAGGACATCCAGAACTGATGTATAAGCCTGATCATGTTCGCACAGCCGCATTTGATGGTTCTCGTGAAATCTGTATGGCATTTGATGCTGCTATTGATAATAAGCACACTCACATTCGTACTGAGATGAGAGAGTTCCTAAAGAACAATCCTAAGGCAACTCCAGATGATATTATTGATTTTGTCGATGATACTGAAAATTCTGCATTTGGTCATAAGTATTCTAAGAGATATCTATCAGAAGATTATTTCTTCTGCCAACGCGCCAGAAAGATTGGTCTGAAGGTATGGCTGTGTCCTTGGATTAAGTTAGCCCATACTGGGACCTATACTTTTTCCGGTTCTCTTGCCGATATTGCCAGCATCGGTGTCAGTGCCACCGCTGATCCGGGAAAGTTGGGGAAGAAGGCATAAAACTATTGACACAGAGGGCCAGATACAATATACTGGCCCTCTTCTTATAACATGGAGTATATTATGAAATTAAGTGAAAAGACCCTGAGTATTCTAAAGAGTTTTTCAACGATTAATCCTAGTATTAAGATTAATCAAGGAAGCACTCTGTCAACAATCTCACCAACAAAGAATATTCTCGCAAAGACTTCTATCGAGGAAGATTTTGAGAAGATGTTTTGCATCTATGATCTACCTCAGTTCCTTGCCACTCTTTCGATGCTCAAGGATGCAGAAATTGAATTGCGTGATAGTGATGCAGTAATTAGTTCTGGTCGGCAGAAAGTTGTATTTCGATTTGCTGATGAATCTATGATTAAGGTTACAGTCCCATCAAAGGAAATTAATTTTCCTAATCCAGAAGTTTCTTTTGAACTAAAGTCAGAAGATCTTTCATCAGTAATTAAGGCAACCGGAGTTCTTGGTCTTCCAGAAATTGCTGTTGCTGGCGAAGACGGAAAGCTCTATATTCGAGCAATTAATACCAAGGATGTTGGAACCAATAAGTTTGATATTGAACTTGGAGAAACTGATCAGACATTCGTTGCGGTAATTAAGCCTGAATATCTTTCTAAGCTTATTTCTGGAAATTATCAGGTAGATATTTCATCTAAGCTTATTTCCCGATTTACTGGAGATGATATTACATATTGGGTATGTCTTGAGGCAGATTCCAGTTCTTTTGAATAAATATGTGATGTAGTACAGGAAGACTCGGAAGCGTAGGTGCCTGTACCACCGTTGATGCTTCTGCTTTTTATTATGGAGATTTATTATGCGCGATAATTATTTGTGGTCGGAAGATTATCGACCACAGAAGATTGAAGACTGCATTCTACCAGAAAATCTAAAGAACACGTTTCAGCAATTTGTAGAACAGAAGAATATTCCTAACCTTTTGCTTTCTGGGTCTTCTGGTTGCGGCAAGACAACTGTGGCTAAGGCGATGCTAGAAGAACTACATTGCGATTATATTGTTATCAATGGGTCTATGAACGGAAACATTGATACTCTTCGTAATGAAATTAAGAATTATGCATCAGCAGTAAGTTTTTATGGTGGCCGTAGGTATATCATTATTGATGAAAGCGACTATCTGACCCCGCAGACTCAAGCAGCACTTCGTAATTTCATGGAAGAGTATTCTAGTAATTGTGGGTTTATTATGACTTGCAATTTTAAGAATCGAATTATTGAGCCACTTCATTCTCGCTGTTCTGTAATTGATTTTAAGATCAAGAAGTCTGATCTTCCTTCTCTGGCATCTCAGTTCCTAAAACGGGTCTGTGGAATTTTGGATAAGGAAGGGGTTGAGTATGAAAAGAAGGTTATTGCCTCTGTTATCACACAACATTATCCAGACTGGCGACGAGTTCTAAACGAACTTCAACGATATTCTGTTGTAGGCAAGATTGATGAGGGAATCCTTGTAAACTTTTCTGAAGAATCGTTTAAGTCTCTAGTAAACCATCTTAAGAATAAAGATTGGCCGAATGCTCGTAAGTGGGTTGGCGAGAATTCAGATACTGATGTTGATTCTCTGTTTAAGAGCCTATATGATAATATGCATGATTTTGTTGTTCCACAGAGTATTCCAGAATTAGTTTTAATCCTTGCTCGTTATCAATATCAACACGCATTCGTGGCTAATGCTGAGATTAATTTGGCAGCATGTGTTCTGGAGATTATGGCAAGCGTATCATTCAAATGACTATTAATCCTTTCGACTATATTAATGATATTTCATATAATAAAAAGGATATTATTAGAAACTCTGATAATCCGGAATTGGATGAGAAAGAATATCAGCCATGGTTAACTAATAAAACCTTTTCATATTTTCCAGATACTGCACTATATGCATCAGAGATGAATAAGTATTCTTTTCTTCCTAACCAGATGGCATTTGATTATCTCATAAATAGTATCAGTAAGCGTAAGAGATTCACTAAGCAGTCAAAACATATTACTTCTGATGAAGTTCATGCTATATCAGATTATTTCGGGTATAGTTTGCGGAGAGCAGAAGAAACTATCAAGTATTTAACTGCTGACCAGATCTCAGAGATAAAGAAAAAGACCGATACTGGCGGGGTATAAAACTAATGGACGATATTTTTAAGGGTTTAGGTGTAGAAATAAGATTACTCGACCCAGATGATTTTCTGGTGATAAAAGAAACTCTGACTAGAATTGGTGTTGCCTCCAAAAAAGATAATACGCTTTTTCAATCGTGCCATATATTGCATAAGCAAGGAAGATATGCTATTATGCATTTTCTTCAGATGTTCAAACTTGATGGGAAACCCAGTAACTTCTCTGAAAATGATCAGGCAAGATTAAATACTATCGCCAATTTACTCGATGATTGGGGTTTAGTAGAAATTATCAATAAAGACAAGACAAAGGAGCCGGTTGTTCCTGTATCTTATTTAAAAATTGTTTCATATAAAGATAAGAAAAATTGGAATTTGCAGTCTAAATATTCAATCGGAACGCATAAATAAGAATGGTTTTGTAGGATGTACCTTAACATCCTACCTCTATCGCCTAATGGGATAGGGAAACGCAAACTCGCTTAAATAGGAGAAATAATATGACTACATGGGACTTTCGTCATAACTTCCTTCCAAAGGAATTTGACCGATTTTTTGTTGGCTTTGATCCACTAGTTCAAAAACTATCAGAAGCCGCAGAGCAAACAGCAAAGCTTGCTCAAAACTATCCTCCATATAATATTAAAAAAGTTGACGATAATCGATATGTCATTGAAATGGCAGTTGCTGGTTTCGGAAAGCAAGATATTGAACTTGAACTGGCTGATGGTAAGCTAGTCATCAAGGGTAATGTAGGTTCTGGAGAACCAGCAGAACAAGATTCAAAGGGTGAGTGGACTTGGCCACAATTTATCTATCAAGGCCTTGCTATGCGACCTTTCACTCGTCAGTTCACACTCGCAGATCATGTCGAGATTAAAGGTGCAGATCTTCTAAATGGCATTCTTCGTGTTGGTCTGGAATATGTAATTCCTGAGCATAAGAAGCCCCGCAAGATTGATATTGCAGATAAATCAGAGAAGGTTAAGTAATATGTCAAGTAACATCGTTTTAGTTTCGCACACTTGTGCGTGGACAATTATTGCGTTGTGTCTTTTTATGGGCGCATATATTATTCAACCAATCATTTAACAAAAAAGAAGAGGGGAGAAATCCCCTCTTCACATTTTTAGTGCTATGTCTTTTATCTCGTTGGTTCTTCTAATCCAACCCGCACCATATCTATCAAACTTTGATAGCGTATGGTAATATTGTGCGCGTAAATCTTGAAATCCTGCGATTGCTTTATCCACACCATATGCGGCAATATATGAGTTTAGTTTGCCGATTGTTCCGTCACCTATGTGACCGTCTGTTGTTGCTCCAACAAGTGTTTGCAGAGCCTTAGCAGAATGAACTCCTCCATTGACATCAAAGTCAAATATACACAGGTCAAGGCCTTTAGGAAGAATATCTCCTTTTACCAAATCCCAAAAATATGCTTTATAAAGAGGAGAAACTTTATCTGGTGTTAGACCTAGCATTTCTACTTTTGATGCAGAATGTTTGATCCATTGACTGTATGTTTTCTGAGTAACACCCATATTTGTCATTCCGCCCGGATCCTCAGGATCATTCACAAAGCCACCCTCATATTTGAGAGTGACTTTTAGACAGTTTTCAAAGTTATTTGCTGCCATCAGTCTTTTTCTTCCTGCTGACAACCTTCTTCACTTCAGCCACAACTTCTGCTTCCACGGTCTTGGCTTCAGCCTCGATTTTCTTGAAATCTTCAATCAGAGTTGTCTTTTCTTTTGTGAAGAAAGCCTTGATGGCTTCCCAGATTTTCTTTAGATAGTTGATCATTTCTTGACTCCTTTGTTTATATCATCAATAGTTTTGTTGTGTGCATCAATAAGATCGAGTAAAGCGTTTACTTGGTTGACACATTGATAATATTGGGCGTAGTTGTCGTTGATGGTGGCGAGAGCTTGATTGTCTCTAACGCCTGAGGGCGCTGCGTTAGCTGCTGCGGTACGATCAGCCTTTGTATTACTGGCGGCTGAATTGTGGGTGTACACGAAGCCAAGGCTAAGGATATTACCGGCAGGAACATTGTTTTGAATAATATTTGAATTTTCATCATGATTCTCCTTGATGGTATGCCATCTATCAACATATTGTGTTACTATTTGAACTTTCTTCTCACTCAATTCGTTCTCATACTGATCCTGTTGTGTTATCAGTTTTGTGTTGAGTTCATCAATTTGTTTTTGTCCGTCTAGTTTTCCTAGATGTAGTCCATAAAAGAAGGCAGCAATGATGATACCTAGACCAATAATACCGGACACAAGATATTTGATTATAGTTGCCTGAGGCATAATAAATCTCCATATTTATAATTAGGCCGTCTATTTATATATTTACATATTCCGTTTTATATGATATGGTTGCGTTTACATTCGATAGGAGAACAAATGAAATTTTATACTAATGTTTTTCAAAAGGGAAATTATATTTACCTTCGTGGATATGATAATGGCAAATCTTTTGCCAAGAAGGAATATTATAAACCATATCTTTTTGTGCCTTCTAAGGAAGAAGATTCTGAATCAAAATATCGGACAATCCACGATCAGGTTGTAGAGAAGTTGGATTTCGATTCCATCTATGACGCCCGTGAATTTTCCAAGCAATATGAAGATGTAGACAATTTTAATGTGTATGGGCAGACTAATTGGGCATACAATTATGTGTTTGATAATTATCGTGGAGAAATTAAATATGATCCCTCCACAATTTCTGTATGCAGCATTGACATTGAAAACCGAGTTGGTGAAGAAGATATTGCCACATCTATTCAGACTACTCCTAATGAAGTAACAGCCATTACGATTAGTCGTTCTGGTAAGAAAACTGTTATGGGCTGCGGTGAGTTCACTACTGATGACCCAAATATCAAATATATTAGATGTAAGGATGAAGAGCATCTTCTTCAAGTATTCTTAGAGATTTGGAATTCTGTTGAATATAGCCCAGATGTAGTTACCGGGTGGAACGTAAATGGGTATGACGTACCATATCTAGTTGGCAGAATTGTAAGGATTCTTGGACAAGAGGCGGCGAATAAACTTAGCCCATGGGGAATTATTTGTCCATATGATACTGAGATCCGGGGTAAGGTTGTAACTTCTTATGAACTTCGTGGTATTGCAATTCTTGATTATCTTGAACTATATAAGAAGTTTACGTATTCAAGTCAGGAATCTTACCGTCTAGATCATATTGCCTTTGTAGAACTTGGTCAAAATAAGATAGATTATCGAGATGCTGGTTATACTAGCCTAAATGATCTTCATGATCGTAACTTTCAACTTTTTTGCGAATACAATGTGCATGACGTAACTCTAG